TACCGCTCCACGAGAACGAAGAGTGGATTGTGCCACGCTAGGCGTGCGTTAAACACAGAATCAGGGAGGGTCCGTGCCGCCCTGATTTTAGATCGAGTCTCATCAGAGACAACCCTACCGGTCTGCGCCCTAGACATGTTGGCCTTAGCTTCAGCGGAACGCTTCTGACCCCGGTTCGAAGCGGATATCTTACACCTCGTTTCATCAGAGTTGACCTTCCCAGAATGTTTAGCCGATACCTTAGCACGCGAAGCCTTAGACCATTTGCGCTGCCGATTTGCCTCACCTATCTTTATCTTAGATGCAGATGAATGACTCAACCCGGTATGGGAGATGGACATAAGCCTCCGGGTTGCGTCTGAAGGGACGTACCCACTCGCTCCATCCCCTCCATTGGTCTGGTTAGCCAAACAGCCAGTCCCCAAATCTTCGCGGCCGAAGTGATTGATTAGGAACATCTCCAGAGCCAGGGAGGTTTCCTCATCCAGACGATCGTATAGAATGTCTATGTACAGGGTACGAGACTCGCGGAGCGCCTTCTTGATTATGTGATTCTTGTGAGAAGATTCCCTTAATCTACTGTCGTCAAAATGAACCTCTGGGCGCTTCTTAAGGCCCTTACCTATATAGTAGGACGGATGATCGCGACCGTCTGCATCCAAACTATAGACCAAATACTTCCTAGTGGTGTCGAGCTTTCTATTATTCCTCACTGCTTGCGCTCGGACTAGTTCTAAGAACGGTGCAAGTTTCCATCTTGGGGGCATTTTCTGCAGCCGGAGTCTCTTCACAAGGGTTCCGCGCAGTGAATCAGCATGCGAATTGACAACCACATCGAATTCTTCGAGGATCATCATTTCGCACGCTGCTTGAGATATGCTTCGAGGGCTATGGAAACGAGCTTACTGAGCGACACAACCCTACCACTCTCTTCAGTTAATCTCAAAGCTTCGCGACGGGCTTTAGCTTGTAGGGTGCGGCTGAGGGTGATAGAGGTGATGGCATAGCCACTCTTGGTCTTAGCGGGCATAGCGTGTACCTTAGTAGGTTAGTAACGCTATAAAATTGGGCGCTGCGCCCACCCGTCGATGGGTAGCTCGAATCCCTCAACGTAGATGCCTAGGTTGATCTGATTACCCAATTGGTAAGGCATGGGTCAACCTCTTAGATGTTAATGGTGCGTTGTCGCGTGCTGCTCGCGGGAGTCTTCTGCGAGGCGATGTACGCGTCTAGCGATTGCTTGGTGAACAGGTTGAGGGTGGCACCTGGATAGAGATCGGTGATCGGATCGATGATGCCATTATATGCCATGATGATATGGAAGGCGTTCTCGTCGTTGTAGTAGCGATACGCGATGCCAGGGAGGTTCGCCAAATCAGCCTGCGTCAGTGTGATCCGTCGCATGAACTGGAGATTGTAGCGAACATTGGAGTACAAGGTCGCGAAGGGCGACCGAGCAGTACCAGTGCTGTCTATTGGGGTGTTTTCGCTCCAACTATACGCCATGACTTAGGTCCCCGCGAAGTAGTTCTGGAATTCGTTGGACTGATCGTCCACGTACAGCGGCGGGGGAAGGTCCGTGGCTTGGATGGAGCCTCCTGACACCGGGAAAGCTTCCGGTGTGTACTCCGACTCGTAGTTCGGGTCGACGGTCTGCGTGGTGTCTGCTGTCCCGTAGACGTTATCGACGAGGTCTTCAGGTCGGATGTGGAAGATCTTCCCCAGATCCTCACGAGTGATGAGGAACATCGGCCGGAAGCGGAAGTCCACTTCGCAATACTGCATATATCCTCGGCTATCAGGCTGAGTATACACCGTCTTGCTGACGCTAAGCGGCACGATGTTGTCAAAGGTGATCTGCGTGCCGATGTCGATGGAAACCTGACTCGCCATCATGCTCTCGAGCCACGCTCGCGTGCCGAACGCAGCCGGCTCCGGGTCCTGTTGCGACGCGTTGACCGAGCCGCGAGTACCGGATTGGTTCTGGGCCGGATTGGTCTGGCTCTTCATCGTGGTCTGCGATGCGAAGCCCTTCGGCTGGTTGAGAACCCCAGTCTGCTGAGCTTCGGGGCTGGTCGTGGACTGACCATTCATGTACCGGTCCACGTTCTCCTTGATGTATCCCAGCACCTTCTGGAAATCGATGCCACCCACCGGCGCAGTGAGCATACCGACCTTGTTGGTGCCTGCCGCGCAGAGCGACTCCAGCTGATAGACCGGCAGCGTGACATCGCGGTACGCATCCGTCTCCGCCTGGAAGACGAACTTGAGCGTGATGTCGTCGCTGGAAGTGCCAGACCAGACCTGTGCAGTCATGGCTTGCCAGAGAGGCTTGGTGCCGAAGACGTTAAGTGCCTTGAGGAAGCCGCCCCCGAACAGATTGCCGAAGGCGGGCTCGTACTCAGCCGAGCTGTCGTACATGAACTGCTCGGACAGATTGGCGTAGATGGCGAGATTCTTCGTGCCGCTACCATCCTTCACTATTTTTCTTATAACTGCGGTATACGCAGGATTGAATGTGTTTGGGGAGGCCATAGATTACTTGTTCTCGGGGATGTTGTCGAGATTGTCCACCAGAGTGTCCATTTCTACCTTGACCAGATCCTCGCGCTCCAGGTAGGCGTTCACGCGCTCGATACGATCGTCCAGACCATTGGTGCCGCCGTTGATCGCTCTGGTCACACCGAGCGTGTCCCCGGCGCGAGCCATCTCGGGTATGCGAGGACGTTCCACTCGCCAGTACCAGAGAGCAGCCTGCACAGCGATGTCCGGTTGGGCCAGGAGGTCCGGGTTGTTGATGAGATCCAGACCCAGGAACTTGCCACACTTCTCGTAGTTGGCGCGGCCCGTCATCTGGATGAAGCCCCGTCCACGGAACTTGTAGCCGTCGCCGACTTCGCTGTTGCCGAGGTTGAACGCGACGTAGTTGATGTCACCCGGCTTCAGACCTGGACCCCACGGAGCTTTGAAGTCGCGCTCGTATTTGAGCTGTTGCTTGGTAGGACCCCAGATCTCATACAGGTAGACACCTTCCATGGATTCGTGCGCGAGCTGGCCCAGGAACTGAGCACGCTCTTTGGGGTCGAACATGCCCCCTTTGTTCATGCCGTCAACGAGGACGGCTTCAAAATTGAATTTCGGCTTTGCCATTGCTAGATCCTTCTTAGCGATTGGCGTCTACAACGACGCCGTTGGGTAAGCGGATGGGGTTCGGGGCTTGCTGAGGCTGCGCTTGAGGCTGAGGAGGAGGGTAGGCGGTAGCGTCCACTATAGGCTTCTGCACCTGCGCGTCGACCGCCTGTTGAGTTGCTTCTGCGGCTGTCGGGGTTGCAGGTGGAGTTGCAGTGGTTGCTCCCCCATAGATGGCGGCATAACCAGCGGACCACGCCTCGAGCTTGGCCTTCGTGAGCCCCACGTACTCGCTGACGTACTCAGACTTACCATACAGGTTGTTCCGGACGTTCTTGCGAAGACCATCGGGCAGCTCGTCAATGCGCAATCCAGCGTTCGCGGCGTCGATGAGTGTCTTCACTGCGCCGGGACCCTGTTGGTGAGCGAGATACAGATTGGTGATGGTCGGGGCCACGCCCTTCGCCTTGAGGAACTTCACGTTGTCGAGGTACAGACGAGCACCAGCATCCAGGTTGGCAGCTTCATCCATTTCCCGGCCCGCAATGCCGTACATCTCGGCAGTGGACGGGATGAACTGGAGCAGACCCTTCGCACTCTTCTCACCACGAGAGACGTTCTTGCCTCCGGATTCGATGGCGATATAGGTGAGAAAGTCCGCACGATCGATGCCGTAGCGGTCAGCGGTCTTGATGCCGAGTGCCACGACGTGTTCAGGGAGCTTGGGACCCGAACCCATCTTGGCGGAAGAGACGGAGCCTCGGTAGTCCGTGCCAGTGCGACGAGCTTCGGAGAGGCCCAGATCCTGCGCTGTAGTCTCCACCGTGCGGAACTCGAACTCTCCTGCGTCTTCGAGACCAGCTTCCCTGTTCTTGATCGTGCGATACGCTAGATAGGTCCCTACACCCGCAATTATGGCCCCAGACAGGATGGGGTTGGCTGCGATGAACGGCATGAGCAGCCGTATGACACTACGGAATCCGAACCAGACAATCTTGACCATCGTCCGCACGAGGGCGGAGGTGATGCCCACTAGAGCGCGGATGACGCCTCGGCCTGCGTATATCAGGGCTTGGCCCATCGCACGGCCCAAGCCACCGACTTTGTCGAAGACCTCCACGGCTGTATCGAACCAACCTCCGTCCTCTTCGGCTACCGTAGCTAGGGCTTCTTGGCGAGCAATCATCACGCGAGCCAGAGCCTCGTTAGGGTTGTCTGAGAAGTCGTTGCGCTGTTCCGGGTGCTGGAACGCCCGACGGATGGACCGCTGAATGTTCTCGGGGGAGAGGGTCTCCTCGAAGAGTCCACTCCCAGGAGTCCCACCGAGCAGGAAGCCCGAGGCTACTGTCAGTGTGGTCATAGTGTTCCTATCGGATCATGTTGGACAGGGGGAGCAACGAGCTCCCTGAGTTGGGGACATAACCCTCACCCCCTCCAGCGGGAGGTAGCACTCGCTTCAACTCGGCATTGGCTATAGTGTTGCCTACACCGACACGGTCATTCAGCTTGTCGCGACTGGCGGCCAGGATGATCTCAGGCTGCTTGATTTCCGCAGCGCTCATCTCGTTCTGGCCCTTCATGGCCGGGGTCGACGCGATGGTCGTGCTGGCGCTTGCAGGAGGAGTGGATGCCGACGTGTAGCCACTCCCTCCGCCGCCGGAAAGCGTAGCTTCGTCAGCCGCAGCTTGGCGGCGGGCCGCTTCAATCTTCTGCGCACGACGAGCGGCGCGCTCGCCCTGCTTACCGGCACGAGCAGCTTCCACATCCATCTGGTTGGCAGTGACTGCTCGCCAGACGGCAGTGCCTTTGTCGCTCTCGCGGATGGCGTCAGCCTGCTTCTTCAGCTCTTCCGCCTTGGCGTTGAACTGGTCGGCTTCCTTCTCAGCCTTCTCCTGAGCTTCCCTTCGGTCGGCTTCCTGCTGGACGGGGTCCACGTCCTTGAACCCGAAGAGATCCTTCAAGTAGTTTGTGAACTCGTCAGCTTCCTTCTTGATGAAGTCCCACGCCTGCCCCAGGAGCTTCTGGGCGTTATCAATCGTGAAGAAGTTGCCAATCTCGGCCAGCTTATCGTCGATCCACTTGCGGAAGACCGGGCTGAAGATGTAGGCCAGGCCGCCCAGCTTGGCGAGCTCGGTCAGGAGGTTCTTGCCTGCGCCCTTGGCCTTGCCGACGAAGTCGTCCTTGTACTCGTTAAACTTGCGCCACCACTGAGTGGCCCAATTCTCGGTAGCCTCACGGTCTTCCTGCCTGCGAGCAGCTTCAGCAGCCTTCCCCTTCGGTGAGTCTGGGGAGGACAGGATCTCGTCCAGAGAGGCTCCCCCATCTTCATAGGGGCCCTGACCCTCCTCAATCTCACGCAACACGTCTTCGACAGTCTTGCCGACAGCAGGCTTCTCCTTGTGAGTAGCCTTCTCTTTGACCTGGCCCTTGAGACGCCGGATCAGTTCGTCATACTGGGACTTGGCCGTGTCTACGGCCTCAGTGTACTGCTCTTCGCTGAACTGAGCCAGTGAGTCGTTGGCCGAGTCCACGAGTTCTTCGATGGCCTGGAGCAGATCAGAACTACGCTCCTGGTAGACTGCCGCAGTCACGTCCTTGACGAGCTGCTCGGTCTCCGCGTCGGTGAGCTCCTTGCCGCCCCTGGAACGCTTCTTGACTTCCGTGGCGATGCGCTTGTCTGCGGTAGTCTCGATGATGTCAACCCCGCGCTTGAACACGTCGCCGGCGAGCTTACTGTATTGGTTGATCAGCTTCAATAGCCGATCCGTATCTGCCTTGGTAGCCGTTCCCTTCAAGACCTTGTCGATGGTCCCCGACTCGGCCTTAGAGAGTTCAGCCCACTTTGCAGCGGCTTTCGTGGCTGTATCTACCGCCATATTGGGATACCCCTGGTATGCCCCGCAAGACCCTCCGAAGCTCATGTAGGGAGCGCTTTCGGAGGGTTTTCGGAGCGGTTTTGAGAGGGTTTACGGGCCGCCCTATAGAGGCACCATGCCGTCCTCGATGGCCTTCTTACGGAGGTCACGCAAGGACTCAGCACGATTGGACATCCAGAACAGCTCGACTATAGGCATGGTGTCAGGCGGTTGCGACTTGAACTCCAGCATGTACAATGCTTTGCGTTCGAACAGAAGATCCATCCGGTCAAATGGGAAGAAACGAGCGGGCATCGAGCGTGATCTTGGATCGACGCTGATGCCCACACTCCGGACAAGTCACCAGAACATATTCGTCAGGGCCGTAGGACGTCGCGGCCTTTTCGAACTCCCCAATCTTCAGCAGCTCATCGTAGTCCAGGGTTTCCATGAACTCGATACGCCGAGCGAGCGGAGCGTCGGGCTCCCCTTTGATGCGGATGAGCGAGGCAGCACGACACATGTACTTCAGATCGGCGTTGTCCTCGTAATCCGGCTGGGCCAGAGCTTCCATGACGTCGATCATGAGAGCGGGCTTCAGTTCGAAATGCTCGAACTGGTACTGCGACATGTCGGGGGCGCTCCCCAAGTACTTCGTGTGGATGTTGGAGCGCGTGACCTGCATGGTGATCTGCAGCGACTCCGGAGCCTTTTTGCCTTGCTCGACTGCGAGCAGGTGTTCAGGGTTGTTGCACTTCGTCCGGTGCGTGAGGCTGGTCTTGATCTGGTTCAGGCGCAGGAAATACAGCACCCAATAGAAGTCAGGGATAGTCAGGTGGAAGGCCAGCGGCTTCTCCTGCCAGTTCGGATGCGACGTACCCAGAACATCGGACACGGCTTCCAGCAGATAGGCGTAGGACTGCGAGACATACGCCTCGTGCAGCTTGGCGAAGTGCGGGAGGCGGAACTTGCCGACGTACAACTCCTTGAACTCGTAGAATACGTAGCCGGACGGCAACTCCGCGATGGCGGTATCCGTATCCTTGCGAGGTGTGTAGGTCGGTGGATCGAGAGGGACCGTGGGGCCTTCCGGGTGGACGATCTCCGTGGTCAGGGGCTTGATCTCCTGGGCTTCCTTCATCCTTGCCGCGATGTGCGCCTGCAAGGCGGGGCTGATCTTGGGGAAGGGGCGTCCGGTGGCAGGATTGATCTCAGGCTGTTCGGCTTGAGGGGGTTCTTGAGAGGGTTCTTGAGGAGGTTCCTGCGTGGAGGCTCCAGGAGTCAGTCGTTGAGGTTGGCGCAGCGTCTGAGGTTCAGGCTCCGGCTGCTGGGGAGCACTCTCCTTCTGCCGGGTGAGAATGTTGTCAAGGTTGCGCTGGCGCGAGGCTGCGATGCCTTCTTGCGACAGATCGAACACTTGTCGGGTCATAGTCTTCTCGTAAGTGTAGTTGATGGAACCTGACTAATAGTCAGAGCGGGATCCCCTGGTCTTGAGCGCCCGCGTCGATCAGGCCCGGAGCACCAGAGATGGTAACAAACACGTCGTCGACACTGATGTCCACCGCATAGTTGACGAGGGTGTCCTTGGACGAGTCCAGAGAAATTTCAGCCACGTTTGTGATCCAGCACCCCGTGTAAGTAATGTACGCGACCTTGGAGAGGTCAGGGGCCAGGATGACGGCTGTGATGGGGCGCTTGATTTGAGCAGGCGCAGCCCACATGCCACCCCTCACGTTGGAGTTAGGGGGTGAAAATGGCACTAGCGGCGAGTTGTGCCATGCGTTCAGGTAGCGGAACGAGAGGCCCTGCGAATCCCCGTAGACCGTGAGCCGCATGTTGCCGACATCGTAACCTGCCGGATATTTCGCCTTCCGGCCGTTGCGGAAGATGGTGCGGGCCTCGTACTGGCGGAGTGGTAGAGTGGCCTCCAGGACGTATTCGTACCCGAGGCCAGTAGCACCAGACACTAGGCTGGAGGCTGAGCGGGTGAGCCCCTGAGTAACGTTTGCCGCCACGCTGGAGGCGAAGCCTGCGTTTGCCCCTAGGCCAGAGGCGAGGTCTCCAGCAGCGCCCCCGATTGCTCCCGCGACGCCACCGACTGCGCTCCCGATCATCCCGGTTCCGGACGAGATGCCGAAGTCATACCCCGGCAACTCGATGTACCACGTATGAGACAGAATCGGATCGGGGAGCTTGGTCGCGTCCTTGAAGGGATTGTAGGGGTTGAAGACGAGGTCGTTGAGAGAGGGGGCGCCGCCAGTGGTTAGATTCACGGCTGCACCAGCGACGTTGATGCCGGGGATCTTGCTGCTCAACCCCAAGGCTGTGTTCACGTCGAATCTCATACTGTACTCCAAGAAAAGAAGCAGGCCCAACCGACGTGCGACGGGATAAGGACCTGCCGAAAGCCGTGTAGAGGAGCATCCCGCCGAAGACTCCAACGGCGCACGATGAGTAGTATCCTAGTAGGACTAGATTGTAATCCACTCAGTGACGTGGACGCATAGAGTCCATGCGATCAAGTTCCGAAAAGAATCGCAATCCCGCTCGGGCTGGTCGGAGCGAACGGGTTCGGGTTAGGTCTGTCGATTAGGTGCATCATCGTCGCGTCGCGCCCCTGCTCGCGAGGTGCTTCAGGGTTCATGTGCTTGCCGATGTCCACCGACTTGGTGATAGGGTCAGGCTTGCGCATGTTGATGACGATCTCCTGAGTGTCATCAGCGTCGGGCACATATTCAGGCTTGAGGTTGGTCTGATATATGAGCCACGTATTCGACATCTCCGGATCGTCCACGCGCTGGATACCGAGGTTGTCCAGCACGAAGTTGATCTGCTGGTCCGGGCAGGCTACCACGAGCTTGATTCTGCGAGTGGCACACCAGCCCTGGATGGAGATCAGATCTCGGTAGATCCGAGCCTTCACGGCGTCATTGAAGACGTCGTAGGCAATACCAAGGATTTCGGGTTTCACAGCTTCCTCCGCAAGCGAGAGGTGAGGGTGGAGTAGTCCTGGTCGTCAAGTTCGATAGCCTGCGCATTGATGACGACAGTGTTCTGCAAGGCCGACACGAGGACCGAAGACCCCGTGCGCAGGATATGCCCCCGCACTCGAATCTCCGGCCCTTGGTAGAAGTAGGGAACCGGAGCAGTCATTGCCAAGCGAGCACGTATCTGATTCAGAGTGGAGTCGTCGTGGTGGCTGGTCTTCAAGTGGTACATAGATCCTGTCATCCGAGTTTGTGCTTGACTGCCCCCAACCTGGAGCTATTGCGCTTCATCAGGTCCAGTCGGTAGTTGGGGTCCTTGCTGGCAGTAGCAGCGATCTTCGCGATGTCCGCATTGACCTTATGGCGCTTCTCTGCCTGAAGCATGGAAGGTACTGCTTTCCGCTTCCCAGTCCGAGTGTAGTCGTAATGTTCAGTGGGAACGCCGGGGAAACGAGCGAGCAGCGGAACCTTCGGCACATACTGGTCGTACTGCGACAGGGGGATGGTCGGCATGCGACGGTAGGAGGCTTCGGCGTGGTAATCGCCTTCGTCAGCGACGTCGTCGTAATCGCTGACCCCGAGGGAGACTTCGGAGTCGGTCTCGTGCGAGGTGTCCTTGCCAGTGATCTGTTCAATCTTCCGGCGAAGCAGGACATCTTCATCCATATCGCGCAACAGGGCTTCCGGATCGATCTTCGCAGCGGCCATGTAGCGCAGCAGCGGGATGGGTACACCGTGCTCGGACGCCTTCTCCAGCATCTCGAACGTGTTAAACTCGTCCAGGGCTTGGAGGTCCTTCTTCCAGTGGACGCGAGGCATGATCAGGTTGGCCCGATCGTTCGCGTTGTAGAAATAGTCCTCGAAGGTCTTGCTGCGCGTGAGGGTCGGGTCCTTGAAGAAGCCATTGATGATGGCAACCATCGGGAAGATGCGCTGGTAGAACACACGATGGGTGAGCTTCTCCCGGAATTCGTTCAGGCCCTCCAGGAACATGGAGTAGGACGATTCGTGCGCCTGGAAGGTCACACCGTCTGCGCCGAGGAACGCTTCAGACACCCCCAGGGAGCGGAGCTTGTACTGGACGAGGGAGTCCATCACATCAGTCCACTTCCAGAAGTCACCACCCGGACGCAGGTCCGTAGCCTGGACAGAGTTGCGCGTCGTAACCCACCCACCAATGGGGTCCAGCTCGGCTGCCATGAACTGCTCAACGAGGGCGGCAAGCTCCTGGCCTGTGGGAGTCCAGTCGCTGTCGCCTGCCGTGACGTGTGTCATGGCACGCTGACGACGTTGCGCTTCTGTGAGAGTGCCACGGAACATGGCCTTCTCGAACAGATAGATGGGCAACAGGCGATGCAAGAAGGATACGTACGGACGATCCGTCATCGGGCCACGCGGGATGAACAGCGTGGTTGCCGGGTTCAGATCGAAGCGCCCCGTGTTCAGCAAGTCCCGGAACGCCGCAGGCAGAGAGTTGATGTAGCGGAGGTTGTACTCGGAGTTGTTGTGCAGGAACTGACTGATCGCGTTCGACACCGTGACCTGGATGTTCGGGTCCTTGTTGAAGAACGGAGTGGTGCGCACCGAGCATTGCAAGGCATCGTGGATCATCGTGTCCGAGAAGCGCTTCTTGTACGCATCGTAGATCACCGTGCCACAGAAGAAGCCGTCCACAAGGTGGGACCAGCCGATCTTCTGGAACATGCCCCGGAGGTTGAGCTGCGACACGGCATCCGTGTACACCCGCTTACGATCCGGGTCGATGCCGTTCAGGTCGAAGTCCGAGAACGGGAGGTTCAGCATGAGGTCCACGACCGAGCCGCCGACGCTGTCGTACAGGTAGATGTCGCGCCAGAAGAAGTTCAGCGCGGCAGGGTCCGACAGATAAGGCTCAGCCGGGAGGATCCCTGTGAAGTAATACTGATACTGCGACGGCCACAGAGTGTTGACCATCAGGTTCGCGCCGTTGCCCAGACCATTCAGGTTGCCGTTGCTCGGGGCCGCATCAGCAGTGAGCTGGTGCGGAGGTTTGGGCCGGAAGGTCGGCGACGAGACAGGCTGTCCTCGCGAGGCTTGGTTGGAGGCTATAGCCCGGATGATGTGATCTTTCGACATAGGTCTTATAGTCCCGTGGGGCCGTAGAACAGTTGGTCCTTGAAGGACAGGATCTGACCGCCGAAGCGCTCAGTGGCCTCCTCGGCCCATTCCTTGTGCGTTGCACCCTTCACCATGTTGATGTGGGCATTGTATTCGAGGAAGCCGTGCTTCCAACCATTGGTGGCGAGGTTACGATGCTGGACCACAGCCTTGGGGAAGTGTAGGATGCACACGATGATATCGCGGCCCTTGTGGTCGGTCCAGCATTCGAAGTGCCGGATGCGGGCGTACGGAGGGATGTCGCACTCCTCCCACGGACGCCCGGTGGTATTGCTGAACATCACCGTGCAATGCCACTCCATGGGAGGGACGAGCTGATCGCGTTCCGGATAGGTGGCAGCAACCTCGATGAGATCGAACATCGCCTCAGGCGTGAGGTGGTAGCAGAAGTATCCGCCCTCGCGGCCGAGCACGTCGTTGGCGTTGCGGAGCTGATTGTATTCGAGGCTGATAGCCATCGGTGTTCCTTAGCCGGACATGAACTTGACGAGATCCGTGGAGATCGTCGTGTAGACGGATTGTACCGACGAGGCGAGGCGATTGCGGGTTTCGCGAGTCAGGTCAGAAACCTTGTCCTGGGGGGCTGTAGACAGATCGACATCCAACGTCATGAACTCACGCACCAGCGCCTCAGCCAGAGTCTTGAACGCAGGCTGGATGACGCGCTCAACCAGATGCTGAGCAAGCTGACCGCGATCGGACTGAGCACGCGCAGAGTTGAGCGTCTCCAGGATCATGGACATCATGCTGTTGATCTGGTATACACCGTGCCGACCGCCTGAGTCGCGTACAGCCTGTTCAGCGAACGGGATCAGGTCGGTGAGCGTCTGCAGGATGGCCTTGTGTACCGTGTTGGTGGCGCTCTCGAAGTTGCCGTCTTCAAGCAACTTCTGGATGGTCTCAACGTTCTTACCGACGATGGAGTTGCTGAGCGTCTCATCGTCGGTGAGGCTGATTCCTTGCCGATTGCGGATCCGGTCCAGATTGCGAGCAACCTTGGCAACCTTCTTGATGGCCTTCTTGACCGCACGGGGATTCGTCAATGCAGTAGAAGCTGATTTCTTGACCGCCTTCTTGACAGGATGCTGCTGACGGGGCATGGGCGCTGAGTCAACCTCACCGATGTCGTGAGTGCGGCTGTAGGCAACCTTCTTGACCACCTTCTTCACAGGGCGACTGAATTCGCCAGACAGGTGTGGAGGGGGCGGGCGCTTTACAGGACGTGGCCCACCTGAAGGAGGGCGTGGGCCTGGGGGGCGAGGACCACCGCTAGAGACACGCCCGTTCTGCACGGGGCGGCGGGGCTGCCCCTCTCGGTACAGATTGATCGTGGTCATGAGAGCTTAGTACTGATCCCACTGCTGGAAGGTAGGTTCCGGGTATGACGCAGGGGCCGGCGGAGGCATGTTCGGCATCGTGGCAACGTTCTGCCGGGGTTGCTGAGCCGTCAGCTCGGCCAGCTTCTCGTTGGTGAGGGGCAAGCACACCCGGGATTCGGGATGCACGGCGACGAACGAAGGATCCATCGAACCATCAGCGTTGCGATAGAAGATGCGGACGATCTTCATGGGCTGACGGGTGACAGGGCAGAGCAGGTTGTTCACCGTGTCCGCAGACATGTCCACCCCAGCGGACACCGGCTTCGGCTCCGGGCGCTTGCGTGCGGTGAGCGTGTTCTTCGAGGAGTCCCAAGCTTTGGGTACGCGCAGAGTGGTCATTTCCGGGCCTTCCGTTTGTGTAGAGGTTCTTGCGAGGTTGCTTCTGTCTGACGGATGATGTCGTCGATGTCGTACTGGATCTTGGTGTTCAGACCCTTCTCCAAGCCGTAACATCCTTGGAAGACAGCATCGATCTGGTGCGGGGTCGTCATACATCGCTTGTAGACACCATCCAGCTTCTCCGTTTGCTTCTGGAGTGGGACCTTCCACGAGGCAGCGGTGATGACCCTCATCGGCATATCGATGAAGTGGATGCACAAGGCCCCTAGCATGATGCCAACCATCTCGACAGTCGTACCCATCAGGCCGCGAGACTGGAAGCGCTCAGCGATGATGGCTGAAGGGTTGTATTCGTTGACCCATTCCTCGACTTCAACTAGGAACTGCGACACACCGTCGCGGAAGCGGTCCTTGATGTTGTCGAGAGGGCATTCGAGGATGCCATTGGCTATGACTAGGGGCTTGTTGGATCCTCGGGGGAGCTCGACAATACCGATGCCGAAGTTGGTCTTCCCAGGGTCCAGCCCGAGTATGCGTCGGGTGGATGTTGCCATGATCTGGTGGTCGTGAAGCGTTGTATGCGCGGGGCGCATCATAAAATTGGGCACAGGATCATAGGCACCAACGAAAAAGCCTCCCCACAGATCGCTCCATGGAGAGGCTTTGGGCACTATTCATCGTCGCGTTCAATCTTACGCACGACGCTTTCCATGCGCTTCTTACCGATCTTGAAGAGCTTCTTGCGAGCCTTTGCTGGCGGAGCACAGCAGGCACACCTAAGACCACCGGGACCTACCTGGAAGCCTTTGTACTTGGAAAAGAATCGCTTGTTCTGGATCATGGGTATCTCCTATTAGGATATACGCATGAGTGCCTCCTTGTAGATAAGTGTGCGTAGGACTGGTGTTGATCAGATGGGCGTGACCAGTTCACCAGCCTTGATGGTGACCACTTCGGTTGCCATGACGTGGAGGGCACTGATCTTCGCGTCGCCCTTGGACAGATTGACCGACGGCGGCAGAAGCAGAGCCTTGCCCTGGAAGTTCTTGACGTAGTGGCGACCAGCCAGCTTGAACAGCGAGTTCTTCGGCAGAGCGCTGAACTTCACCACCGACGACGCGCCCAGCTTGGCGACCTCGGAGTCGAGGTCGAACTTGCTGCCTTTGAACACGGCGTTGCTCTTGCGGGCGGCTGCGGATTTCTTGGTCACGACTTCAGCCGCCTTGGCAACGGTGCGTTTGACATTAACCTTCTTCACGACAGGCTTCTTGGCTTCGGTCTTGGTAGCCTCGGTGGGGGTCTTCTTGGTTTTGGTTTGCGGCATGTTTGTGATGCTCGTGTGCTTGTGGTTGAGGTTACTTGGTCTTGACCCGGTTCAGCGTGCGCCGCACCGATTCGAGGGTCTTGGGCTTGTTGGCGAGAGCGCCGGACGCGACCCAAAACTCGATTTCCTTGCGCTTGAATCGCTTGCCATTGGTGCGCAAGCTGTTCAGCGTTTGGACATCGTTCTTGTTGGCGACGCCGATCATCCAGGAGTTGAACTCGCTGGACACTTCGGCAGCATCCGTTGAGGGGTGGGCCGCCGTGGTCTGCTTGATGGTGCCGGTCCGGCTGGCAATGTAGTCGTCGGACAGATCGGGAGCGCGCTTGATGCGACCTACGTCTTCCGCAGCCAGTTCCGCGAAGGTCTTGGCTTCGCTGGCATTGCGCTGGCCGTCCATCAGCACCTTCACAGGCGCGTCTTCCAGCGAACGTGCCGACGCGGCTTGCGTGATCTTGGCTTCACGTTCAGCGATCTCGGCGCGCTCTTCGTCGGCACCCTCGTAGTTGTTCAGGAGTTCGGCGTACTCAGGCGTGATGAACTTGATCAGCTTGTCGTCGGCGTAGCGACGGAGCAGCGGAGTCTCCAGCAGGTGACGGCGAGGGACGCGATTGGTCAAGCAGTACGGGAGCCACGTAGCCGGTAGCTTGATGTGTTCGGCCGGGGCATTGGGGATCGGTACGGCCAGGATCAGCTCGCCGATCTGCTTGGTGCGCGGATGGTCGCCGGACGTGTTGATGACCCAGATGGGTTCCTGGGGATCCTGACGTTCGACTTCGTTAATAGTCAGCTCTTTTTTCATAGGTGTGAGGGTCCTCTTATTGATTCGTGTAGAGAGTGGCAGTTCCGTCGGATACGACAACGAAAGAGCCAGCCGGGAGTATGTTGTTTTGGTCGTACCAGACATCGCTCGCCCAGAAAGTGCCGAGCACTCCCTGACTGAACAGTTCGTACCGTACAACTGGATCATATGCCTTTGCGAACCAGTGGTTATCGTCTTTCTGGATGTTCTCCAGGAGAACGCTGCTCAAGATGACGGTGGAACTCGGTCGGATATTCAGAGCGATGAAGGACTTGACGTCGTTGAAGTCGCACACGGCATGTTGGTCTTGACTGGCGATGGCCGCTTCGATTTGCTCCTTCGTGAGAATGGTCATAGGTTGGATACCTCTTTAAACTTGGATTTGATGGAGTCTGTGATGCGGATGACGACTGCCTCAGAAGGGGGACGCTCCCCAACCAAAGCAGCGATGGTCTGTGCTGACGGTGGATTGCCGTCGAAGGCGCTGGAGTACTTGCATACTCCAGTCTTCCGGTGCTTCCACGTGCAAGACCCTGAAGGCAGGGGGCATACCGGCGTGATGAGCTTAGCGTTGATGACGACGCACTTGGTATGGTCCTCACCTTCCGAGGCGGCGGAGACAAGTCCGGCCGCTAGGTTGGCTTGGTTCATAGAATACTTTACTACATTCGTTATGTGGAGATCTCTCGCTTGCGAGCTGCTCTGGCATCCAGCATGCGCTGTCGGTATTCGGGATCTTGCCAACGCTTTCTGATGAAGTCACTAAAAGCTTTGCGGCGATCAGGATCATCCCAGTCCTTCTTCCTCTGTGCGGAAAGTGCCGCCCGATGTGACGGATCCTGACCGAGCTTCTTCATTGACTGGCTCAACGTCTTGCGGTACTCTGGGTCCTGAGCAGCCTCTCTTCGCTTGGATGTCAGACGTGCCCTGTAAGAAGGGTCTTGCCAGAGCTTCTTGTTGGCGTCGCTGCGTTCCCTTCGTAGTTCTGGATCGGACCATTCAGACTTCCGTACTTCGGACATCTTCTTCCGCGTCGATTCGGAATGACGGAATCCAGACACCCCTTCGCCTCCAACTGTCAAGTTCGTCAGGCATCCTGTACCATCAACTTCTCTGCCATAGTAGGCAATCCATTCACATTCTAGTTTGAATGCCTGAGCTTCAGTAAGACTTTCGGCGAGTATCTTGATGCGGATGCGCTTGCCTTCCGCCAGATCCTTCTTGATGATGTTGTTCTTATGCGTGTTGGCACGCAACTTGCTTTCTAGGAAGTGCTTCTCTGCGCGGTAGCCTTGGCCCTTACCTATATAGAACGGCTTCTTCTTACGCTCGCGTTACAGGGCGTACACATAGAAGATTTGCCGATTGGTGCTCACTTCGCACCCCGCTTCTTGAGCGACTGGCGGACTGCATCGCAGATGAGCTTGCTGACGGATACGTGAGGACTACCATCAGCAGAGCTTTTCAACGAGATCATCTTGAGTTGGTTCAGGAGCTTACGCTCGATACTCAAGGAGGTGACGGTGAGTTCAGGCTTCTTCATGGCGCTAGTACCTAGTGGTTAGTAGTGCCATAAAATTGGGCCTGGTGTGGTCAGGCTGCCTTGAGGACAGACTCTCTCAAGCGTAGCAGGGATCCAACCTTATCTACTTCCATGCCTGCTGCTATAAAATGCGCTTCGAGAAATTCAGGTATGGATATGCGGATGGCCTCGCCTTGAGCGTGGTCCACATTCATGATCGCCTTGAGGTCCTCCTTGGTGCGGAAGGAGTTCGTCTGGCGGGTAGTTAGGTGCGCCCAGTCTTCCTGAGTGACGTCAGCACCATCGCTGATGATCAGACGATACAGGATGTGCGGGCTGGCATCGGCGTTGTCGAGGTCTTCCTTCGACTTGACGATCAACGTGCGGAGCAAAACTGCTGGATCGTGACGTCGTAGTTGGACATTGTAGTCGCGAGGCGAGTTGAACCGCACGTGAGCGAAGGACTTGTCCTCGCTTTCTCCGTAGCGTGTCTGGTACAGAGTGCCTGGGAAGTACGTGTTGCGCACCCGCTGAGCCTTGTGGATGTGGCCGATGATGGCGACAGCCTTGGACTCGTCGTCGGACTTGACGGGACGCCCGTTATCGTTGACTGCTCCGGCGACATCGACGTGCGCAATGTTGAGCGCGTGAGGGTCGAAGCTACGATGCGGGAATGGTAGGAACTGCACCTTGCACCCGTCAATCAGCTTCTTCGTAGGCTTCGTGTAGACTGAGACGTTGGGGCGACGTGCCTGCATCAGCAACTGAAGGCTGTGACCTGCGGCAGGGTCGTCCCCATACATGTCGTGGTTCCCGAGGATGAAGTGGAAATGCAGCGAAGGGAACTCATCAAGCAGGCCCAGGAGGGCGATGTGCGACTCGTAGGACATGCGTGGCTTGCTGCATGTGTCACCGAGCATGAAGACGTGCTGGATGCCGCGCTCGACTGCATAGTTGCACGGACCTCGTAGTTCATTGGTCACGAAGCTGGGACCATCCTCGACGAGGTTGAAGATGTTCCCATCGTAGTGGGCATCGCCTAATGCAATGGCTTCCACGTTGCTACCTGTTAGATGAGGCGCTACCAAAGAGTACAGCGCCGGGTTGAGGACTTGGGAAACAGCACGACGCTGATGATCGGGAAGTCCATCTCCTCGTCGGGAGAGACTCGCTCACCGTTGACGAGGACGGAACCTTGATCCAACCAGCGTTGGAGCTCACTGCGGCTGGCGGGGCTTGACCTCGCGCTTCTCCGCCTTGGTGTCCACTTCGATAGTGATGAAGTTGCAGACCTTGTGGAGGTCTGCCAGCCAGTCACGCGCTTTCATGCTCACGCTCCGGTAGTGATTGTGGCTTGCCGAACACTTGCTCCATCTCGGCGGATGATCTTATGATGCGAGGGCTACGTGGTAGCGTACTCACGTCGGCCTCTCGGGCCACCACATATGATGGAACATATTTACGCCGCATCAAGCGGCGAGCAATGAGCGAGATGAACTCAGCTATCAGGCGAAAGAGGTCCATTCTTGGCCTCCTTAGTTTGAGGGACTATCACAGATGACGATGTCGCAAACATCCCGACGCAGATCACGGCCGTAGTACTCGCCAGCGAGGAGCTCGCGTTCGTCGAAGATGCTGGCACGGTGCCAGAGCCCCCATCCACCACATCGGGTGCAGATGACCGTACCGTGGCCGAAGGTGGACTTGCGCGGAATGTCTGCAAGGTCGCGCAGATGGCGACGCAGGGGCTGTCGGGGCGTTCCATTAGCGGCGACGCTGAGTCCGCCACCATTCGCAGGTCTTCCATGCTAGGCTCGTTTCTTTTCGTTGAAGTATTCTTCGGATGCGGTGATCCAATCGCGCACGAACTTGGACCGCACGATATCCTCTTTCTGGAAGTCCACGTACGTCATGCCGCCGATGCGTTGCATGATGTTAATGAAGTCTTGCAGGCCCGAGGTCTCCTTGCTGCGCGTGGAGAGGTCACACTGGCGGGTGTCACCGGATACGATGATGCGTGAGTTCTTACCTACCCGGGTCATGACCGAGTTGATCTCGTGGAACGTCATGTTCTGGGCTTCGTCCACCACGATGATGGCATTGTTCCAGGTGACGCCACGCAGGAAGGATGTGGACTTGAATACTACCTTCTTGGCCTCCTTCATGTCACTGTAGGTAGCCTCGCGACCGAAGATAGCAGCCATCGCTTCCTGATAGGGTTGCTCGTACTCGGCCAGCTTCTCGTCGACAGTGCCCGGGGTGAAACCGAGCTCACGCCCCTGGACGGCACTGCGCACAATGACGATGTGGTCCTGCTCGGCCTCCTTATCGAAGACGGACTGGCACGCAAAGTACGAGCTGAGGAAAGTCTTGCCCGTACCAGCATGACCAGTCAGGGTGAGCGACTGGCCGGAAGCCCATGCATCCCGGGCCGCGTGCTGACGATCATTGGCGGGGCGCAGCGCACACATGTCGAGCAGCGTCCAGCGCTTCCGCTTGTCGGGTCCACGCTGACGAGCAGTTTGATCCTCAACCACCGCTTCGAGTTCATCGTTGAGGAGCGCGGCACGTTTGCGAGCTCGTTTGGCTACTGCTGCGGACTGAGACTTTGCCATTGGATGCTTCCGTTAGAGGTTTGCAGGAGGGGCGATGGCGAAGGATCGAAAGTCCGTGTTACCTTCGCGGTTGGTGTGGAACTCCCCATAGATCACCTCTGCCCTCCGGACATTCAGGAGCCTTGAAGCCAAGAGGTTCTTTCTCGCCGCGCTGACCAGGACCCCAATCCAGGGCATCATACTTGCCGGTCAGGACGCCCCACGCAGCCTTCAAGCGCCAGATGAAGGGTCCACCTCCCGGGCGGCAGGGCACGTAGGTCTTGGCAGAGGGATTGCCGAGGTCTGTGGAAATTTCCCAGTCTTGGATTTCTTTGACGGTGAACTTGGGCATTACGCTCTCCTGAAGCGTGATAGAGGACTGCCAAAGCCTGACCGCCCGACGAAGATGCCGACGGGGTGGCCTGAGGAAGCGTCATTCGCATACACACACGCAGCCTTCTTCACGATGTCATACGTTGTGCGGAAAGTCACGGCCCATACACCTAGGACCACGGCGCGGAACACGTCGTCCGTGTAGTCCACAGCTTTCTCAGGACACGCACCTCCACCACCTTGCTGCACGGTGAGGAACTGATGGAGCAGATGATGGACAGGCTTGTTGAGGAAGTACGTGCGGTAGTCGTCAATGTCCGCCTTCTTGATCTCGGTCGCTTCCTCAATGGAGAGCTCCGGCAAGATCAGGTTGGCATTCCATAACGTCTGCAGGAAGTTGTCGAAGTCCGATCGCTTGAGCGTCTGCTGGCGCACCTGCATGCCCGGGATGTCGTCTCTGATACGCGAGAGTAGGTCCAGCGAGTTCCAACGGTCGGCCACCAGGAGCTGCCCGTTCATCGACTTGGTGAACGGGAGCAGCACGTTCTTGTAGACGCGGTTGAAGTTAATGGTCTTGCCACCACGCGGGATGAGCTCGAGGACGGCAGGCACGGTGACCTTGTACTCGTTGTCCGGATCCAAACCTACAGCAGCAATGCCGAAGCTGTTGTTGCTGTAGCCCGCGTCTATTGAAATGGCCGTGGGAAACTTACATTTACCCGGTACAGCGTTCTTGAGGGTTCCCCAGATCTCCTCTTCGCTGGCTTCATACTCCAGCTTGATGGCGTTCTTGGCACCACGGAACGGGTAGCGGTCCTTCGTGTAGTGAGTGTGAGGGATGAAGGTGTTGGTGGTCAGCGGAGGTTGGGCACCGAAGTCCCGCATCGCCCCAATAGGGTCGGCCAGGAACTTACTCTTGATGAACTCAGAGTCGCGAGGAAGCGTGGGGTTGATTTCCCACGTTGCCATGTGCGAGCCTAGGTAGATCTTCTTACCTTCCTCGGTTTGCGTCAGACGATACCGACGCATCACCATGTCTTTGACGTGCTTGGGGGACGACAGGCCGAACAAGACAGGCATCGGCACGTAACTGTGACCGCGCATGATCAGCTCACGTGCTGCGGCGTTGACCGTACCGAGGCTGGACTCCAGCGAGTTGATCGCTTCCTTGGCGTTGGCGCGCTCGGAGGTCTCATCAGCATCGTCCTTGATGACATCGCTCGGCATGGCGAACAGGCCAAGTTCGTCGATTGCCGCAAAGATACGAGTGTCACCACGGAGGATGGAAGCGTTCGGGTGGCTGGGATAGATCCAGAGGTTCTTGCCGCCAGCCCATACCTTGATGAAGAGGTCCTTCTTTCGATACAGCTCAGCACCGTACTGCTTACCATAGTGATCCAGGAGCTTGAAGTACTCCGCGAACCACGGAGTCATCGTCACGTAGCTCATGAATGGGGACCACAGAAGCGACACTGCCTTGTTGAAGGTCAGCGACACCATAGTCCCGGTGAGCGGCGTGAAGGGCTGGATGCGGTGCGGGGCAAGCGTTGCCATCGGAGGCATCTTCAGGTGGCGATGGAAGATGTACGCCATAGCTGAGGAGCCGGTGAGGGACTTACCAGCCCGCTGGCCCCACATGAGGTCGAGCTCCTGATAGAGATACATCAGGCCGCTCTTGACGAAGTCTGCCTTGGTGCGCTTACACTTGGGGCACTTCCCATATTCCAGGAGCGTGATGTGACCCTTGAGGTCCGCCGTGCCGTAGTCCACAGGCACACCAAGAGGGTCTAACCACTTGTGGTCCTTGGTGCAGACCGGGCAGTAGTCCCCGAACAGGCGTAGATACGTCAGCATCTGGCGAGCCCACGGAGGGTTCGCCTTACAGTAGTTTGTCGAGAAGTCGAAGTAGTTCTTCGCCAGCGGCAGGTCCCGATCATCGATCTTCAGGTCGCGCATCGCACCCGTCGCGGGGTCGATGGCTTCGTTCATCAGCTGGTGGATGTCGAAGTCCCCCGGCAAATTAGCCGCAGCCGCGAGAGCGGGATGGTCTGGTTTGACGAGATCTAGGAGCTCGGGGTCGGTATCAGCGGTCTGACTTGCCGTTCCGAATAGTTCCGGGAACAGGAGGCTGATTTCGCGGGATAGCGTGTCCTTGTCCATTGAGGAATACCACTTCCTTCGGCTGAACCGGAGTCTCTACCGTGAGGGCCTCGGGGTCAACCTTGAAAAACGAACCGATGAACTTCGCCATGCGGGCCTGCACGGCGCGGCGCACTAACTTGTCGAAGTGAACGTAGGGCGCACCGTCGACAGTGATGCCTAGCATCTTCTGGATGACGTCCTGTGCTTGGGCTGCGCCGGTGCTGGAGGCCAGGAGTAGTGGGTTGATCTCGTTGAGGAAGAACTCCCGCACCTTGTCGATGTTCTTGGTGACATGGTCAGGGAACTCGTCCTTATACGCATCTACCCGCCGCTGGATCACATCTTCGATAGTCTGCGATGCCCTGCGTCGTGAATTGGCGGTTGCGGCCTTGAGACGAGTCACTTCCTCTTTGGTCGATTCGGGGAGCCGATAGAAGAATCGGCTGCGGAACTTGCGAGGCGCATCGACAGCCGGTGCGGGAGTAGCGACTGGCCGCACCGGCTCAGCCATTGCACGCATGAAGTCGGCGGTGACAGCCTTACTATCCTCCGTCGACATCCCTGCGGTCAGGCTCTTCGATCGCCCCCGTGAGAGGGCGATTGTTGCCATACTCAACCTTCTTCGTTGTTGTCCATAGGCTCGTCGTCTTCGTAGTCCTCGTCGTCTTCGTAGTCTTCGTAGTCCTCGTCGTCTTCGACGTCGCGGCCATCATCGAAGATGGTGACCCCCCAACCGGCAGGTAGGACTAGAGTACCATCGTTAATGTCCAGGGCATCCTGGATTTCGTCGAGCAGTCGGTCCTGGTCATCTTCAGACAGTTCCTCAGCACCGACGTGTCGGGTCAGAAAGATAACGGGCATTGTTTACTCCTCTTCGTTGTGAAGTTCGGCGGTTTGGTCTTTCGGCAACTGCTTGGTACTGGCGCTTTCCAAGGCAGTGTAGAGCTCGTCACCGCGACCCGACAGGACTTGCTTCTTGCACCATTGGCGAATGGGGAAGGGCTTCCCGAGACCGTGCTTCTGGCAGATCTCAGCCGCGCAGGAGCGTGGGTCGAGAATCCAGCGCTTCAGCTCAGCCCACGTAATGGTCTTGGTGGACTTGCCGTGCTTGTCCAAATTCAGAACCATTCGATTGCGGGCATCGCGTCCACCTGCGATCAACTGTCCGGTGAGATACAGGTAGTAGATCGTATCGAATACCGGGTCGATACCCTTCGCCTTGCCGTCGCGGGAATCGTGCAGCCAGATGCGCTGCCAGATTTCACGACCGGCAGGGGCTAGTAGCTTGTTCTTGTGAGTCTTGACGGACACATAGGAGTAGGCGTCCACGCCACCGTTCAACCCAGGTTCAACCTCGCATCCAGGCTTCTTCTTGGATGGAGTGGGCCATAGAGGGGCGGAGTTGATGGAGCGCTTGGTATGGCGGGTGCGGACGTCGCTCATGTACTTCAGGGCATTGCCACCCTTCTCGTCTTCCTTTGGGCCATACATCGCCATCGGGATTGCCGAGAGTTGATTGGTACCCAGGACCGCAACCTTCTTCGCGGCCAGCATACCCTTGAAGCGCTTCAGACCAGCACTGAACATGCGGGCTTGCGAGGCCAGCGAATTATCGCCTTCGTCTTCATCCTTGGCGTCCGGATTGAGGCCAGCCCATGAGTCGATGAACACGATGCCTTGCAGTTTGCCGTTGGGGGCCGGGATGTAGATGCCGTCGTTGTTCTTGACAGACTTGTCGTGGTATTGAGCAAGATGGAGGTTGGCCTTCACCTTCTCGTACTTGAGATACCACTTGTCCCCGATCTTCAGCTTGTCCGGCAAGCGCAGTAGAGTCGCTGTGAGCCAGTTGAAGAATATCTTGCCACGAGTGACGGTCCGATAGTAGACGCGACCTGCGTGCACGACCCGACCTTCGCTGTCCTTCTTGCCGAAGAGTTGCTCACGAGTCATCTTGACACCAACCCCGTTCAAGATGCTGGTGATGTACGGAACCGAGTTCTTACTCGAACCCTCGGAGTCGAAGAACGCGATGATGGGGATTTCCGCGGCGATGGCCTCGCCCATCGTGTGGAACATGTTGGTCGTCTTCGCTGTCTGCTCGAATCCAGAATTAATGTTCAGCGACGGCAAAATGCCGCCACCCAAGGCCAAGTCCATGCAGAGGGAGCCGTGCGACAAGAGCTCGGTGTCCTCCATAACGTCAGCCGAGCCAACCAGCTTCTCGACTTCGCCCAGGATGCCGCCATACAGGTTCGGTACGCTCGAAGTGGCCTGCGAGGCTGCTTTCTTAACTGCTGCCTTCTTCACGGCCTTCTTGACCGCTTTCTTCACTGCCTTCTTGACAGCCATGTGTGAAATTCCTATGTGAAAACGAAAACGGCCCGGTACACTGGTTTAGCATACCGGGCCGTGTCATTTACTGCCGGGAGGGATTAACCCCAATCGTCTTCGGAGGGGCGGCGCGGAGCCTTCTTGGCCGCCTTCTTCACCGGACGTTGCTGCTGTTGGGGAGGACGAGCAGCCTTCTTGACCGGACGCTGCTGTTGCTGCGGGCGCGGAGCCTTCTTCACAGGACGGCGCGGCGGGGCCGGTTCTTCCCAACCCGCGTCATCACCTTCGGAGCCGTCATCCCACGGGGCGTCATCTTCAACGCCGCCGGAATCCCACTCACCATCTTCGGCGCCGTCACCCTCGGACCCGGAACCATCGTCCCAGCCACCCTCCTCGGAGCCATCGCCACCAGAATCGTCCCAGCCAGCATCGCCGGAACCGTCGTCCTCCCAGCCAGCATCGCCGGAACCGTCGTCCTCCCAGCCTTCACCGGAACCGTCGTCGTAGCCACTGTCACCACCGGAGTCATCCCAGCCTTCGTCACCTCCGCCTTCGTCACCTCCGCCCTCGTCCCAACCTTCGGCGTCACCACCTTCGTCCCAGCTCTCTTCCTGCGGAGCCGGGCGGGCAGCCTTCTTGACGGCTACCTTCTTGACGGGGCGACGGCCACGGCCCGGATTCTGGTCGTCATCGAAGCCATCGTCACCGCCGCCAGCGTCGGCGAGGCCCATCTTTTCGGCCCAGCGGTCGTAGCTCTCGCGGATACGGTCCTCAGGTTCCGGGCGCTCCAGGTCGGACAGGTCCCAGGTCAGATACTTCAGCTGACGCTCGCTCAGCGGCATCCGCTCACCGGGCAGGATCTGATACTGGCTTGCCGCAGGCTTTTTCGGCGAGTGCTTGATGCGGATCGTCATACCGAACTTCGGATGCGCGATCGACATGGCCTTGGTTTCGCCAGTGTTCTTGTTGGTGACGATGTTGGTCTGGGCGATACCCTGGATCTGCTCCAGCATCGTGGAGGACAGACGCAGCACCTTGACCGGGGTCCAGGAGTCAGAGTCCTTTTCCTTGAAACCCGTTGCCAGTTCCTGCTCGGTCGGGCGCGGGATCCGCTCGGGGCGGCGTGCTTCTTCGTGCAGGATGATGGCGTTGCAGTAGCCATACTTCTGGATCTGGATCAGGCGAGCATCACGCTCGACGCCCTTCTCACCCTTACTGATCTCGAAGAACGGATCGAACACAGTGGTGTCGAACGACTGGCTTTCGGGGTCGTAGGACGGCGACGGCATGTAGAATTTGGTCGGGGAGCCGTCCTTCTTTTTGGTGGCAACCCAATAGCCCGCGTACATGAAGACGGGGCTGATGATCCGCACTGTGACGAACTTATCGGGCGGGAACTTGAACAGGTCGACCTGCTCTCGGATCGACGGGGATTTGTCGCCACCAGTGTTGGTGCGGACTTCACTGAAGTCGTGACCACGACGCTTGCTCATAGAGGTACTCCGGTATGGTAAGGGGTTGGTTGCGTTCTTACGGGTCGTCTCCCTAGGGTGACTATCCTGCGCATTGGTTATTTACTGCGTCTTGGCCGGTACGTGAGCGTCCAGCCATGCAGTAAGCTGGTTGAAGACCAGCGCCCCCACTTTGACCGAATCGGTCTTGCCATCGCGTAGGAGCACGAGGGTGGGGAGGCCGCGGACGTTGAACCGCTGGAGGAGCTCCGGGGCGGTGTCAACGTTCACCTTGACGATGCGGAGGTTGTCGCCGTAATGCTCTTCAGCCCGTTCCAGGACCGGAGTGAGCATACGGCAGGGGCCGCACCAATCGGCGAAGAAGTCCACCAGGACCAGAGGGGCTTTGGTGTCTTCTTCGAAGGTTTCTTGAGTGGAGAGGATCATAGGGTCTTCGTGAGGCCATCTTCGCCGAAGCGTGACAGCGTGAGGGATACATTAGTGTTGAGTCGGCGCATGACGTTGGGGAGGTCGGCGCTCGGCTCGCTGTTCGAGGCAATCACCCCGGTGATGTCGCGAACGTACAGCAATGCCTTGCGGTACGATTCGGCTTGATGGACGGCCCGCTCGTTGACGTGGTTCGCCATCTGGAGGGCGGTCATCTGCGGATCGAACGGACGGTCGGATTGTAGCATCTGCACCATCTGTTCCGCTTGAAGCGCACGCTGCTTCCATGTGTCACGCTCGTCAAGGAGCATCTTAGACTCGAATGTCGCTGAGAGACCGGACAGTGTGGTGAGGGTGTCAGTCATGTGCTTTCAAGAGCTCCAGAAGTCGTAGATGGCGATAGCTGACGTGTTCAGCAATGCCGAGTGAGGCCCGCACGCAGCCGCGAGGGTCTACCTGCTTGGCAATGTAGGATAGGGACTGCATAGCTTCCATGTCGCGGTTGGCTTGCGTGCTGTACTGTGCGAACGCCGCTTCGCCGTGGTCTTCCACCTGCTGATCGTAGCTGGTTTCGGCAGATTCAGCAAAGACTTCGTCGAGAACCTTCGATCGAGCACCTCGCAGCCAATTCGTGATGAACGTAGTCAAGACTCCGTGACGAGAGTCGCAGCGGTCAATGGCCTTGTACAGCGTGATCATGAAGACATTGACGATTTCCCCGAGCTTGCGTCGATGGCGGGCAGTGACATAAGTCTTCTGCGCACCGTTGAGGGCAAGCAAGATGTACTTCTCGACAATGGCGTTCTTGAAGGCTGAAGCCTCACCCAGCCAATGCTTGGCTTCCAGGGTAGCACCATACAGATTGCCACACTTCTTCACCTCGAGATTCGTTTCAACTTCACGCAGACGCAGAAGACGGGTGGATATCTCCAGCGGATCTCCTGACGGAGGGGATTCGTGCAGACGTCGGTACTCGTCCGTCAGATTCACGAACACGTTGAGGAAGGCGAACAGAATCCCTCGGTTCAAATGGAGTTCCTTGGCGGCTGCTACACGATCCTTAGCGAGTAGCAGGTTCATGAACGCAACTGGCAACATATGCTTGTCGTCAGAGGTCATCTTGATCGGGCGAACCGCCTGCTGACCCACAACCTTCGCCACGTAGTTCAGGAACAGGTTGGGGCAAGTGTTGATTACAGGCCCGAGGGCCAGCCACAGGAAATGATCCAACGTCTTCAGATACTGCGCAGACGTGTAATTCGCTGTGATCTGCTCCTTCCTGTTCTTCAGAGCAGCGAAGGTGAGGTCATGTGTGTACGTTGCCATGTCCCTACGTCTTGGGGAGCTTGTTAGCGATCTTGAGATATAGTGCTACTAGATGCTTGCACAAAAATGGAAGATTCTTCGGGTTCGTGATCCGTGCGGGCTGACCATTGGAGTAGTAGATATCCGCCGCACCGTGCTTATGGTTGGCGAATTCTGCACGAAATGTATTGTCTAGGCACGAACATCCCACCTTGACGTTTAGCTTCTTGTCGATGAACACGATGGCCGAGACATACGTGTTGCGGTCCGACGCAGGTACTGGGACCAGGAAGCCATTCCGGTCGAGGCGTTTGATCGAC